ATTTGATACATTCCATGAACCAATATCTTGATTGAATGATGTGTTATTAAAGAACATAAATGACATATCTGTTACACCTGAAACTTCCCAAGATGTAATATCCTGATTAAAGACAGTTCCATTGAATGTGTTTACAAAACTTGTAATATTTGATGTGTCCCAATACTCAACATTATTGATTGTTGTCAAAGAAGTACAATCTCTGAAGGTGTTCTCCAACGTTGATGTCGTTGACAAATTAATAAAGTCTGTAACACCAGTTAATACCAAATTATTACAACCATAGAAATGACCTGGAGTATCACCCAATTCTAATATACCCCATTGTTTAATTTCAATAAGTTTATTTCTATCCCCAGCGTTATTAAATGTCCATCCACTGAATTGTCCACTTATTCTTATTTCTTTTACCCCACCAGTTGCATACGTATGTTCAGTCTTAGGATCATTCCAAGTTGTGATTGTTTCAACCACACCGTCACCCCAATCAACATCAAAATTATAAGTCCCCGCCAACGTTGTCGCCAATTGGAACTTATCCGTTGGAGTTGATCCACTTGAAATCAATGTTGTATTAATACGAATAATCGTTTCCGTATTAACAGGAGGAGCACATACTTCACAACTTATATTATAATAAACTTTAACATCAATGATTACCGTAGCATCCATGATTGTTATTGGTGGATTACATAGTGTACTTATTTTTAAATTCCCAGTCACAGGATCAATAATAACCGTTTCAATATTCGGATAATTTAATAATAAGTTTTCAACAGTATCAAAGAAAACAGAATCAGTTGGGAAATCATTTACTCCTGTTCCACTATAAAATATTCCAGTTTGGACAATACCGTCAACCGATACGACAGCCTCGAATATTGATGAATTTAAAATACAATTTGTATCACCAGATGTTAAATCAAAGAATCCCTCAAGTAACATTTGTTTTAAACCTTTCTTAATAATCTGTTCACTATTTGTTAAATCATCAGAACAAATGTTATAAACTTCATAAGATGAATATAAATTATAACCTAATAAATCAATCGATCTAGTTTGTGAACACCCTGAAATATCAACAACAGTTAGTGAGTATGTTCCTGCTGATAAGTTTGTCACAGTTAATCCAGATTGAGCTCCGACATTTGGACTCCAATTTAATGTAAATGGAGGTTCACCACTTGTTATGAATGTTTCTATTATCCCATTATTACCAACAGGACTTGTTCCATTCAAAATGAAATTAACCGCTTGAGAACTATTAATTGTGAATGGTGATATTTGTTGACATAGGTTAATATCAGTAACTGAAGCAGTATAACTTCCTGATGGTAAATTTGTAAATGTATATGATAATGTATTTGAGATTACTGTTTGTCCATTGATTTGATAATTGTAAGGACCTGTACCACCAGTTGTGATAGATAAAGTTACCGAACCATTATCATTCCCACATGTTGTACCTGTGGTACTAACACTCAATGTATATAATACGGTATTATTAACTGTCACATATTGTGAATAAGGGCATATACCCAAGTTATCATCAATGGTTAATAAGTAAGTCCCTGAACTTAACCCTAAGAAATTTGCTCCACCATTTTGAACAGGCTGTATGAATGTTGTTGAATTGGATAATGAATCTGTTAGGGTGTATAGATATGGTGAAGTTCCACCGAATATGGAAACTAGTATACCTCCTCCATTATTGTTACAAGTAGAGTTTGTTACATCAACGCTCACTAGTGATAGTCCACTTGGTGTTTGTAATGTTGTTGTTATAGTTGATTGACATAAACCAGCATCTGTAACAGTAACGGAAAAGAATCCTGATGATAATCCTGTAAATGTATAAGAAGTGTCAAAGGTGATAATTACATCACCATTAGAACCTTCAATATGATACGGACCTGTTCCTCCTGTAATATACACTGTTGCAACTCCATCTGAGCTATAACATGTCGGTTCACTATCTATCAGAATTAAAGTTCCTATTGATGGTACGGATTCTATTGTTGCAGTTGCTACAGCGTTACATCCTAACCCATCCGTAACTACAACAGAATAATTACCATTACTTAATCCTGTTATTGATTGTCCTATTCCACCATTAGACCATGAATAAGTATAAGGCGGATTACCTGTTAAACCTGTGATATATAATGCACCTGTATTTATGAAACAAGGTGAATTATTAACTTGATATAAACCAAAAGTAAAAGGATTTGAAGGTTTGATGATACAACTTTGGCTTTTACCTGTGCATCCTCCCCCGTCATCAGCAATTACATAATATGTTCCTGCCGATAATGATCCAAAAACAAAATTAGTGATAGGTGTTGTTCCTGATGTAACATAACCATTTGTAGTCTCGTATAAAATATAGCTTGCTTGAGCATAAAGATTTGTGGTAGATGCCGTAATTAATCCATTATTTAATCCACAAGTAGTTCCACTTGATTCAATCGAAACACAAGTTCCTGATGATATATTAATATTAAATAAATAAACCGTATTTTCTAACGGACAACTATCTAAAACATTTAATGTATATGTTCCAGCGGATAATGAATTTATACTATAACCTGTAACCCCAGGTCCTAACGCAATTGTACCTAATGGGGGTTCAATCCATTGGATTGAATAATCAGGGGCGTCTCCAACAATACTAATGTCAAATGCACCTAAACTACTGTTTGAACAGTCTCCAGTTATACCATTTATTATAACATTTAAATCACAAGCCATTAACTACAATATATTTGAAAATTTATTCCTACGTTTATTTTAAAGTTTACTATTGTCTCAGAAATTGCACATGATTCACTATAAACCACTACCGTATCACTCTCTGTTAAGTAATAATTATATCCATAATTTTTAAGTAACTCTAACGCGGCGACTACCGCATTATCCCAATCAGAAACACTCGGTGTACTAAATGTTGGTATATTGTAAGCAATACCATTAAAGAATGGGTATGAAACAACAGTAGTATTGTTTAATCGTAAATCAACATACCATGTTGTTGTCATACTATTTAAATCACAATTACTTAAAGATTGTCCATTCGTTGTTAAATACGAATTCAATACATTACTTAACACCGAACCAAAACTTGTTATTGTCGGATTAACATCCCACGGATATATTGGACATTCAACCGAATCCACAGGACAATCCAATCGATAGATATTCTCATTTAATTCACAAGGTCTACATAATGGAGGTCTTTGTTTTGTCGGTCCACAATCAACACCTACAGTTGATATGGATAAAATATCACTCTTCCAATCTTTACCTATAGGACAATCATCTGTTGAGTCTAAATAAGCTAATAAATTTAAATTTATAAAGAATTCCCACCTTGATAATAATGAATTATAAGAAATTATAACAGTATTACCCCCATCTGCGTATACAAAAGTTTGTTTTCCATTATAATAACCATTTGGTGTTAATTTTATTACGTTGGTTTGACTTGTAAATATACTTTTTATTGATAATTCTATACATTCACAAGGATTTGTTTCTTCTACCGTAATAATTTGACATCCTCTTTGTCTTTTCCACACAAACTTTTGTCTATGGAATATTGAATTTTCTAATTTAACTCCCGTATTGAAGATAGTTGTTGCAGGAACCATTTGCTCAATTAATCTAACCCAATAATCACCCAATCCATTAACATACTCCAACATTGTTTGATATGTGAAATTATTGTTTGTCACATCAACATTTTCAGATTCCAAATATCTCCAATATATTGACTCTAATGTTGGGTAACCACCTGTTTTACCATTAAATGAGTATTGACGGTTTCTAACATTAATCATGTTTCTCCAAAATGTTTGAGCAAATTCAAAGAAAGATTTGCTTCTTGGTTTTGGATTGATTTCCGTCCAATCAACACCACCTCTATATGGATATCTTGGTATTGGACATGGGTCACATGGATTAGTCCCACCAAAATTCATTCCTTGATTTGGAATGGGGTAATTCAATTCTCTAGACAAATACCATACATCATAAGCCAATCCTTGAGCAGGATTAAGGAATATTTCAGTGTTTTTAACATTTAAAACTAATTTATCATCAGCAACAAAATATCTAGCATTGATGTTACCATCCAAATTTAATCTTAGATTTATTTCATCGTCATACCAACTCTTATTGTTATCAACAGATGGCGATAATTTATATCCCAAATTCATGAATGGGAATCTCCTAAATCTATTAAGATATTCCTGTCCATATGAAAAAGGTAATAATGATGTTTGGAAATTTGGATTGTTTCCTGTAAACACACTTAAAGTTAAATCAACTTGTTCTGGTGATCTATGTTGTGGAGTTTGTTCAAACCAACCACTACCAATTTGGAAATAAAAATCCTCAGAATCTATTGGAGAAGCGGGATAACCCAAATTATCAATTGGGAATTCATTTATTGATATGTTTACATCTTGGATTATTGCCTCAGTTGTAAATCCAGTATATTCAACCCCAAAAATAGAAAACGTATTTCCGGGTTCTAAAACAGGAAGTTGTTGCACATATGTTCCTCCTGAAATACTTGCAAATTCAGTATTGAATTTATTCATGTTGATTTTTTGATCAGCCAAATAAATAAATTCATTAAATTCAACCAAAGCATCTGGTGCCCCTATAAGTTTCAAAAGGATTTCAATTGATTTTCTAGTTCCCTTTGACTTGAAAAGGTACGCTGAATTTAAAATTATGTTTCTATAGAATTGATAATTTAATTCATCAGGGGTTTGTGAAACCGCTAAACCAGTAAAATTCGATTTTTGTTGATTTGATTGTCCGAATACTGAAGCAAGAAATTCATCATTGGTTATTGGTGAGATGTTTGTCTTCCAACCCAATGTTTGAGCTAAATTCTTAAGAAGTTGACTTGGAATATCATTACCTACAGTATAGTTTACTGAAGTCATAAATGACAATGAGGTGATGTATTTATTTATTTCATCAAAACTTCTACCATAAATTTGTAAAATTTTCTCTACTTTTTGTCCATCAGTATCGAATTCTTTAAACGCTCCAGTAGTTAAAAACCTTGAGACTAAGTTTGTTCTAAACTCATCATACAGTTCACTTATATCATTTAATTGAGTTAAATAATTAGTGAAAGCTGCAGTTATAATATCAAGATTCCATTTCCCATATAATGTCCAAGTTAATTGAGAATTTTCAATATAGAATGTTCCATCTTCAGATTCTCTTGGTATCTGAAATGTTGCAGTATATTTTGGTGTTATATTTCTATTTAATAGGAAATTCTCTACTTCATCTAAATTTTCATTAAAAACTTTGTTAACTTGTGTATCATTAGGTCGAATAACCAAGTCATCAAATGTTGTTGATTGTCCTGAAAATGGATTACCCTGAACAGTTAAGTTGAGTGTTCCATCAGTCAATGATGTTGTGGGCACAATTCCAACTACTTGATAACCATTACCATTAAGATATAATGAATAGTTAGCATATTGAATTGACATATTTCTCAAAGTTGAGACTTGAATTTCTCTTAATTCTAAGTTTCTTGTTGAGTTAACAGTAAAATCTATTCCGAATGGATTTCTAATTCTACCTAAATCTAAATCAAATGAGGTTACATTTGTAACTTGATTATATGCTATATTAGACGCAGTTTCACCTGTTAAATAATTTAAACCCAAAAACGTTGATTCAATTGCACCAGGAAAATAACTAATGATGGTTGTTACAGCAGCAGACATTCGTTTTACCATTGAACCATATAAAACAAAGTTACTTATTTGTGCTAAATCATAATTTGGATAAACTTTAAAATTATTTTCAACCACTAATCTTGATTGATTAACACCATCTAAACCCAAAGATTCTAAATTTATTGGGTTTGAGAATGTTCCTGTGGTAAAGGTTCTATTTACCTTTTCACTAGCGGATTGTGTGAATTCAAAATTACCTTGAGTTAATCCACCACCCGCAACAAGTTGTAGTCCAACTAAATTGTTAGAGAAACTACCAGCACCTGATGCCTGTGGGGGACAAGTAAATTTATTAGCCATTATTGAGTTATATTTGTGAAGTTTTTACTGAAATCAATATTATCCCCTCTATCCTGTCTAACCTCATACAACAACTCATTAAACTGATCTCTAATTTCATATAAGTTGTATTGTCTGTAAATGTTGTTATCAGAATCGTATAAGGTGTAGATACCGTCATCAATTGATTTAGTCTGATTACCAAATAGAGCAATCGCCAATGTTGAGAAGTCATGTTCCGCAATTTCAATGTCCAAACTTAAAGGATTGAAGAATGTATGACTAATTATCACACTTTGATTTGGTTGTCCAATAAATGGGATAGCATTCGGTTTATTCGTTGGTGCCGATGATGGCGATAATGTACAGAATATTAAATTACTACTACTATCAGTATATCGGTATCTAATAGCTTTTTGTGATGTATTTGTAAGATTTTGAATTACTGGTTCACAGAAAAATGAAGAAGTTATTATTCTAAAAAAGTTAGGGATTTTACTTCCATCACTATTCAAGTATTCAATTCTAAACCCAACTAAACCTTGATTAACAAATTTATTTCTATATTGTACAGGTACCGCATTTAAGTCGATAATTACACCTCTAACATTTGGTAAGGCTGATAAAACACCACAATCCAATAATGTTGTCCTAATTTGTACAGGTCTAATATAAAGGGTATATATACCAATTCTGTTAAACTGTTCGGCAGGTAATTTTAAGTTATAAAGTCCACCTAAAATTTCTATATTTGCATTACCCCCTGTTTGATCGTTATTAAAATAAGGTCTCAATATTGATTGAGCATCCAATTTGGTTAATACAAAGTTATTTGTATCATCTCTCGAAGGAGTATAATTTAATATTATTTCTACATCTTCAGGTGAAACGTCTGCTGGTCTAATCGTACCATAGCTACCTACCGCCATTTAATTAAAATTTTAATCTGTTTATATTTCTTACTTCTTATAAATATTGAAGTTACGTATTTATTATATTGAAAAATCCATACCCATACTTTTCTAAGTCACCTATATTATCAACCTCCCCTAATCTAATCAATCTCTCAAGTCCAGAATTTTTACCCCTTTCGATAAACACATTTGATTGTACTTCAGGCTCAAAAATTACATTCAATAACACTTCATTTTTAGTTATTGCCGAACACACATAATCAACCGAAGATACCCCACTGACAATGAAAATTGTTATATCATCAGGGTAATCATAATAATCAATATTATTTATTGTATAGGCGGTATAATCAGAGTTTGATGGAGTTCCATAGAATACTCCAACAGCCCCACTTGAACCTGTAACGGGTCCAACTCTATATTTACCACCTACTAAAGTATTTTTAGGCCCATAAACTTGTAAGTCACTCAATGATGATTTTGTGTATCCACTAATAACCAAAGGACTTCCTGATAAGAAATCATCAAATCCATCAATTGTCGCATCACAACTTGCATCTCCGCTGAATATATAATCATACATAATTGGCGTTCCTGACCAACTACCACCCAATGGTGTGAAATAAGCAGTACCATTCGGATTATCGGTAGTTGCTCCTGTAATTGGGATGTACACAGTTTTTTTAATTGTATTAAATCCCCAAGGACTCATTCCTTTTACTGATATTATGTATTCTCCGTCACTTCCATATGTGTGTGATATTGGTAAAGGAGTATATGGTGAGATTGGTTCTGTTTGTCCATCTCCCCAAGAAATTTCATAACTTGAGAAACTTAAGTATTTTTTCAACTCATTCTCTGAGGTATTATACAATATAACTGTATAATATGGAAATACAGAATCCCCTGTAAATATGAAATTATTCATTACATCTTGTTGTAATATCATTCCATCAAAAACAGAATAGTAACCAATATCAGTTGCCGTTTCAGTTAATAAAATTGGGATTGTTAAACCAGTTAATAATGATGTTCCATTTGTCCCACCTGACAATAGTTGTGTCATTGATGAATAAACATAAGTCAACCCTGTTAAATTACTTGTTGTGGTTGTTGTTGTGATTTCACAGCATGGATCGATTTCTGATGGAATTACTTGCCCACCAGCATTAAATCTAACCAAGAATAAGTCACTACTTATAACTTCAGGTGAAATTCTAATATGTCTGTTTAATGTTCTCATTTTATTCAGGCGGATTTACATATTCATACCATATCATTGGATTAATACTTGTTCCAATTCTTGTATTTGGTGACTCACCATCAAATATTTTGTATGTTTTATTACTATAATTTAACTCAACTTTATGAAAGAAATATTTACCACCATCAAAAATAAATTTGTTTGGTAATAATGCTTGAGGTGTATTCATCATTTTAATAAAGACTCCCAATTTAGCATCAAAGAATTTTGCTGACATATAAAATGTGTCAATCTGTAAATAATCAAAATCGGTTAACCAATAAAAAAAGAATCCCTCCTGATCTCCAATGAAATCCAAGATGAAATATGGTTTTTTTATATTAACATTACTTAATACACTAGATGTTGACGCACTTTGAGTTAATCCTTGTTGGGTTGGAATAATAACCGTAAAATAATTTGTTTGACTTTTAACATCATTACTATCATAGAAGTCCAACTTGAAGAAGGAATTTCTAAAAGGTCGACTGAAGTAGTAAACCTCTGTTGATGAGAATCCTTCCGCCAAATAACTGTTAACCCATAAGTTAGTACTTGCAACAGTTGTTGAACTTACAGATGTAACCCCACTTGAATAGAACCTGAAATCATAATGAACACTTGTTCTATTATCATTTGGTGGATTGTATTCATCATGATAAAACCTTGATACTTCAAAATCCGTCGCAGTACCAATAATTTCATCAATTACTGTAGATTCGTAATCTTCAATACTATCTTGTTTACCAAGGAAATCCCAATTAACTTCAACGGGTAATTGAAGTCCTTGGTTTACATCTGAAAGTTTTAAATAAAATTTATTCACAAGGGTCACTTATTGGTTGTCTGGTTATGGTTTGTTCAATATAATTAGTTCCTTCAGGAATAATTCTAAAAATAAAATTTTCATGAGGATAGTGAACACCGTTTAAAAATGGATAATCAACACCCAATCCAGTACTGTCAACATACCCATAAGGGTATAAATCTCTCCAAATGAATTTATCATTTGTTGATGTGAAATATGCGTAGTTCGGAATATTTTCAACCAATTTTTTATCACCTTCCTCTATATAATCCGAAAAAACTCTAATTGTCATTGAGTGTAATGGATTATAATAATATCCTCTTTGGTTGGAGGCTGTAGTATCGTTTGATTGATTTATATTAAATAAATTTGGGTTAAATTTTATTTTATGGTAAACACGAGAAATTACTCTTTCAGTTTGTTCAAAATCATTCCACTCACATAAATCACCATCCAATACATCATCTTTTTGTAATGTATTCAAATAGGTGAAATTATAGTCATTACCATTTATCGTTTTTTGATAGTCTGAAAATGTGAAATTGGTATTCGATAATGAATTGTTATTATCCCACCAAGGATTAGGAACTGTTGTTGTTCCTGATGATGGTATATTAAAGTCCCATCCTTGTTTCATAGGGTAATAATTTCCAGTCTGAGAATTATTAACTCCAAATGTCCATCCAAAATACCCTTTCCACATAACGGTAAAAAATAATTCAGAAACAGGTCTCTTTTGATTATCCAACAAATTATTAATATCTACAATGTTATTTACTGTAACTGAATAAGCTTGAGATCCTTCTTTAACTGATATTCTTGATGTTAAATTAGGGGTTAAATTTGCTGGTTCAAATTTTTTAACATTTCTAAATGCTGTCTGTTCGAATCCTGTTTTAGTAACAATAACATCATCAATATTTGTTAATATTTTATTTTTTCTTATATAATATTTTGAGATAGTATCATCAACATTATCTCTTGATATAACTCTTCGAGCAGTACCTTGCCCTCCATCATTAAATGTTGTACCAGTATATCCTACATTAATGATATTAAACACATATTCTTCACTACCAAATATGTTATCACCCAATGAATATACTTGATAAACATCATTAACACTAGTTCCAGTGTATCTGAAATTGGAACTAACTTTAAAGAAATCTCCAACACTCATCCCGTGTTTAATAGGACATCTAAATCCAATTATATTTCTTCCATTATATGTTGATTGTTTAATAACGAATGGAATACCATCACTAACTCCCCAATTTACCGTTGGGAATGTAGGATTTGGCTCATTCGGTACTTTGAATGTTGCTCGTAATTGTTTATTATAATCATTCTCATAAGCATAACTGATGAAAAAGTTCCAATTATAACTTGATGCACTTTTAGTTGCGAAGTTTACATGAGCAGGTGTTGAACCCGATGATGCCGTATATCCTGATACATTATTATCATATCGAATAAAATCAAATTCATTATACAATGGAAATCCACCCCATGGGAAATTTGAGTTTGGGTCACATCTTTGAATAACTGTTTCCAAAGCGTTAACATAATACAAATTCTGTTCAAAAGGCGGGTATGGTGGATTTCCAATAGTCGAGCCAGTATAAGCGTTTTTAAATATTATTGAGAACTTACAAGCCGGTCTGAATTTGTTAGAACTTTCCCTTTCTTGTAAAAAAGTTTCTTCCAAATTTACGTTGGCGGTTCTTTCATATTCAACCATTTGTTTTTGAGTTTCCTCCAAATCAAGTGGAATTGATAAATCGGTATTAGGTGATCCTTTATATCTAAACGAACCTAAAACTATTCTTGTATCATTTCTATTACCCATTTATTCTGTTATGTTTTCAAAGTTTATCCATTTCTTAATAAATCTATCCCATGCGGTTTTACCATTTTTCAACCCAAAATAAAAATAATATGGGGCACCAACTGTAACCGCATTCGATTGGGGACTATTTGTATTCCAAGATGGTCGCGATGCGTCGTATTGATTGTAATTTGGTGATAATGGATTACTGTCATACGAATAAATATATCCTTTAGAATCTCTTGAGAACGAACTATTACTTCTGAAATATCTTGAGTTTGTATCTAACCTATCCAATGATTGATATCTTCTTTTAAAGAACGATGTTGAAATCGGTGTGGTGAACCATGTGTTACTCTGTGAACCAAATATGTTATTGTATGGTGATCCGGCTGAATTCTCATTGTTATTTATTTGCCACTGGTAAAATGGCACTTCTTGTGAATAAACAAAGAAATTACTAAAAGCACAGCTACTATTCGGAGATGCTAGCGGATTAATAATTGTTCTCTTTGGTGAAAGATAGTCTCTAGTTTGTGAATCAGATGAAAAGAATATACCAAATACAGGATCATCACTTCGAGTACTTACAAAATAAATTGGATCCTGATCATTTGGTCCACCAATTGGTGGATAATTATCAGCATCAAATTCAACAACACCCAATTCTGAATTTATTGAAATCATTTGAGCATAATCACCATCAACAAAGTTTTTATACTCATCTCTACCATTGAAATAACTCTTAACATTTGCTCCTCCAGTACCTAATAAATTTTGAATAAAGCTGTTATTAATTAATCTACTTACAATTAGGATATTAAGAATTTCAGATACATCTTTATATGTTGTATCGGATAATCTGTTCATTATATATCCATCATATTCATTAGTAAGTACTAATTCTTGTGTGAAGTCATTTCTAGGTCCTAAATCAACAATAGTTGTTGGGAATTTAAGATTTCTTTCATTACCTTTATATGTCCCAACTGTAGGTGCTCTTCTATTAGCCCCAATAAATGTTCCCGATTGTGTTGTTGATCCTGAGATGTATGGGCTACTTCTATAATAATAGTTATTAGTCGGATGTAGTATTACAGTATCTTTACAATAATTACGTACAGGGTTGTTATTAATGTCGAAAAATGTATCGTTTTTGAAGGAGAAGGCATATAATGTACCATTAATCCAATTATTCGTAAACATATGCGACCATATATTTCTACAAGCAGCATAGTTAATTTGTATCCTATTTGTCCATTCGTTTAATAATGAAAAATCTTTAATTATTGAGGCAAATGGTGCTGTTATAAGTACATAACAACCATTATCGATGATAAGTGCGTTATTTACACCATTTTCATAACAAACATTGGGTCTTTCTAAAACAGTAATTTCATTACCATCTGGAGTATAACAACCTAATGGTACTAATGATTCGCATGAAAATGTATTTAATATTGGTACTCCTTCCGGATTATCCTCAGCATTCTGTGCTATATCACCAAAGTTTGGTGTGTTAAGAGGTGATGATGTACTAGATCCAAATAAACCTCCAGTTCCTCCACTTCCATCATCATCTTCATTTATGGTATATACCGTAAATAATGGGTTAGAAAATAATGGGAAAACATTCTGTAAATCTTGAATATATGATGTTGAGATAGGTAACCTATCCGATCTCATTACGATTCTACCCTCAGACGCCATTGTAGTGGTATATGAATATGATAAATTATATAATAAGTAAGATGGGGCGTAATAATAAGACACCCCTTTTGGTCTATTATCGTTAGGATCTAAATCAGGACCTAAACTACATTGTCCAGCCCCACCATTTAAACATAATACTTGATTCATAAATGTACCACCTTCAACAATTTGATTCGGCCAATATGAACGATAATATATGTTTGGACTTTTATGTCTATCAAGCCCTATACGATCTTGATCCCCATTTAAAATAGGATATCTTTCTTCTTGAAGATCACGTATTCTTCTGAATTCAACTTGAAATGCGTTTCTTAATTGTTCAGTATATCGTGGGGGGTAACCTCTGTTGTTTGACTGATAATCTCTATTCAGTTTTAAATATACTGGATTGTCTTGTGTTGTAGGGTTTGTGTTACTATTATTTGTAACATCACTAACATCTCTAGCATTATCCAAATAAGAATAAAATGTTGTTTTATCTAATTGTGAATAATATTTAGGTAATCCTGAATTAAATTCAATAAAACTAGATGTACCTACAGTATTTGGTTTATAACGATATGATGGATAATACAAATATTGTCCACTATCAGAATCAAACCCATCGACATTATTATTGTGTCTAGTATTTTTAATACCTCCATTAATTGGTATGTTTAGTTTAAAATTATCACCTCTAACTACAAATCTTGGAAGGGGGGATTGTAAGGGATCGATACATCCAGGATTATAATAAGGATTACAATTTGAACTAAAATCAAATCTATTCCAGTTATTTATTCCCAAGTTTGTTGGGGGAACTGGAGTTCTAGCCCATATAGGCGAAGAGAATGGATTAATAACACCTGATAAATCATACTCAACTTCACCTCTCTTGGAATACGGGTCAACTCCTCTTACTAAGAATACAAGAACTTGATTTTCAAAATTATTAAATGATTGTGCAGGACTAACACGATATGTACCTGTTTGATAAAATCTATTAGTATTAGATTGACCTCGATATTGATTTTGAACAAAATCGTTATCATCAACTCTCATTGTAACAATATTAGTACGGGTAAACAATGCGTGATGTAATGTACCAGGATAGTTGGGGTAATGTTTACCAGAAAAAGGAAATGAATAATCAAATTGATAATTTTCAGGATTTCCTGGTTGTCCATAAAGAAAACTATAAAAATTAGCAATAGTGTCTGCAGTAATAACTTGAAAATATTCAATATCCATTGGATATTTATTATATTCTACTTCATCAACCCCATCATTAATTAGATAGGTTGTTACATTATCTCCCGTCCCATCAAATTTAGCCCAATTAACATCAATACTCGTAGGTCCAGTGTTAATAGTTTGTCCTGTAGTGGCAGTATTACCAAATTGATTTGTCGTATTTCCTGTTAGATTTCTATCACTTGATAATTCAGGATTTTGGAATGTTACTAGTTTACCTGATGTAAATTCACCTAATTTTTCAGGTTTTACCATCAAAACTAATACATTATCAAAATGATATGGTGCTTCAGTGCCAAACACAATCCATTTGTCGGTGAATGAAAAAGGATCGTCACGCCAATCAGGATAACCATTTAATGTTGGTCTGAATGACACTCTAATTCTATTTCCACCACCCCAAGGATTGGTTGAATTTCTTACATCTTGATTTTGAGGAAACCAATCCCCATCCTGACCAGTAACATAATAATCCCATTCAGTAGTCCTATTACCATCATAGTATGCTGATTTTAAATTAAAAAGATTTAATCTCTCGAAAATTGGGATACTTGTTGTAAATATCTTTCTACCGTTTAATAAATCTTGCATTTGAGGTGCAAATGTACCTGGCGATGGTAATCCGGGATCGTATGGTTTTCCTGTTAATAAAAGTTGTTCAGAAAATGTTAAATAATTGGGTTCGTCTAAGAAATTAGTCTGTGGATCACAAAAAGGACTATATTGTCCACACCAAACACCGTTTAGTTGACTGATTTGATCATAAGGATATGTAAAACTAGCGGGATTGGGGTTCTGTTCACCATGTCTATCTTGCCAAAGTCCTGCTGGTCGTGTATATTGACTGAAAGACCATAGTGGTGTTAAATATCCTTGTTGAGTTAATGCCTCGTCAATTGCTGTTTGTGCCGCTGAAGGACCCGGACCTGTTGCGTCACCCCCTTCTTTACAGTTACACAAATCACAATCAGGATAAGATAAATTTGGTAATCTTAAGTTTGCAATTTTTCTCCAAAGTGAACTACCAAATGTTAAAACATATAATAATCCCGCCAATAGATGTGAAACTATTAATAATATATATAATATTGGTCTAGCGATATATAACAAAATAATAAATAACAAATATTGTGAATCAAATCTATAAAAAGCATCATTAGTAGGGAACTTAACGTTTTCACTTTCACAAGCATCGTCCAAGATATTTCTTATTGAAATTGTTCTATTAGGTAAATAACCCCTTCTATATTGGTCTATTAATTGTGTTACAGTATAAACTTTATTAAATGACATTAAATAAAAATAATCCTCACAATCTATAGCGGCTTGAGGATCAACATATTCATCCCAATCTAAACTAAAAGCGTATGATTTATAAACATTTGGATTTGACACTCCCGGATCATTTCCACCTGATGTCCAACCATATTCTCTAATATTTGGAACTAAGAAATACGCTCTTTTAATTGGATCAGATAACTTAGGTGATTGATTCCATTTAATTTTAAATCTATATTTTCCTCTTGTCGGGATACCAACACTTGGATCGTTAGATATAACTCTTTCACCAAATTCATTAGTGAAGACATAATCCAAATTCATTGGTACATCAATTAACCATGTACCATTATCATCAATAACTTGTCCTCCTGAGTCCAATTCAAAAACTTCAAGTATTGGTCTACCTTGATTATCTTGTTGTATTGTTTGTCTAATTGCTAAAATTTCACCAGGTCCAGCAACTAATCCACATAAATCACCTTGTTTTGGTTTTATTTTACAATTACTTTTTTGAGATTGATCATCCCCTGATGAAATAATAGAACCCATGAATATCGCAGTTGGTGTGATATTCACATTTGATTCCGCAGTGATATCGAAGTCAGTTCTTGTTATACCAATACTACAAACATCAGTTTCTCCCCAAAAAGGATCAACATTTATTGTTCTGTTAAATGATATAATCTGAGGTAAACTATTTAAATTACTTGATGATTTAAATGAAGCACCTGCAACCTGAGATTCTGTCGCAACACCAGCTCTAATTAAGTCCTGTGGTGATAATGAGAATTCACCGATGTCTGATAAGTCAATGTCAACATGAATCGTTTGTGAACCAAGTGGGACACCAAATATCATATAGTCACCACTGTCATTCGTTTGTGTTGTGAACTTATAATACTTATCATAAACTTCAATCACATTGGTGTCAATCAAAGCATCTTCTCTATCAGGAAAACTACCTGTAGGGACGTGAGCACTATATGATTTTGTGTATGGTAATAAATTATATCTATACCCATCCTCGTTGACATCAGATAGTGATTTATACGGATATAAAGTTGATATTACAGGATTTTCTTCATCTTCACTTGAAAGTGGAATAAATAGAGATACCTTACAATTTGGTAAACCTAATCCATTATTTGCAGATATTCTACCAATGATAACACCATAATCGGAACATTGTCTATTATAAACTTGACTTGATAATATTTTAAGAGAAAGTATCTCTAACTGTTCAAAATCCTGATCTAATAGTAATTTAATGGATTTATCAACCCCAACTTGGGTTCTTATTCTATATGTATTTGACATTAATTTATCTTTTTAAATAAATACTTTATTTGACTTTTTCAAAAAGATAAATCAATTATGGGGGAAATAAATTATTAGGAGAAATTGACGGTAGATAAATTCTTAACTCTCACATTAATATCCTTACCAGAAAATCTAACCTGATACGTTTGACTCGGTTCCGCAAATATGGTATCGTCAATTAATTCTATCTGTTTTGTATTACTATCCAAATATCTTTGTGAAGTTTGAGATGATGAATATTGTCCTCCCACCTTATTAAAAATTAAAATATCGGCAACTGATATAATTCCATTTTGAGATTGGATTATTCTTCTGATTTCAGATACATTAACATTTTGTCCCATTTCTCTTGATTTTGGACTCATATATTCACTAACACTATCGGCAATTTGAGCGATAACCGCCCCCTGATTCTGACTATTATCCAAGACAACATCAATTGTAAACGATAAGTCAATTACATTTGCAGATTCAATTGATATATAATCATTTATCATTCTATAGTTTGATAGATAGTTCGCAATATTACTTTTAAGTGTGTTTGAGGTGATTTCAGTTAGATTTCCTGACTCATCATAAGATAGAATCTTAATTTTAATTTTGTTATTCTCCTCAGTTATTGATACCTTTGCAGGTGCTCCAAATTGAGACGGCATTGTTCTTATTATTGATTCATAATCATTAACAGTTACCGCCCTGTTTTGTGCAGCAAAGTTAAATGCCACCAAGTTTCTAACCTCTTCGGTTGTTGGATTTGGTGCCCCTCCAATAGCTGCAGTGACATTAGTACAAGATAATGAATTAACCACACTTGTATTAACTGAATCTGAAGGACCGTTAACAAAGAATGAAACAGTACCTATTTGAGTTATCACATTAACACCTAAATTACTAGATGTTCCTCCACCTATTCTATATTGAACAAATAATGTCGTATTCGCCTTAAGTGTACTACCTAAAGCAAAGTTATTAGAGTACTTGTATAAATCTAACTGATATCCATTTCTTGCGAATTCTCTCAATTGTTCATCAGCCGATTGACTTCCACCTCCGAATGTCATTTTAAAGAATCCTTCAGGTGTGTATTCTGTTATAAATTTGGTTGAGGTTGTAATATATTTTCCAACCTTTATACCAGGGTTATCAGCAACTTTAGTTGGATCCTCAACAAAAACTCTATCTTCCGCCAAAGCTTTTACTTCATACCATCTATTATCTAATCCCAAAAATTCTTGTACTGAGGGTATGTTAGCATATTGTGTACCATCTTTTAATAACACACTTGTCACCCCTAAAACATTTCTTTCAGGTAAAAATAATTCAAAGAATGGTTTAATATCGTTTGGTGTTATTACTCTTTTGAACACTTTAGTGATACCATTAACAACCGTTTCTTGTTTAACAATAGTGTAGTTTAACAATCTATTTCCTGAATCAAAATTAGGTATTTTTAACCTATTTGGGAATCCTTCAGCATTTACTGCCGAAGCAAAATCAATATCATAAACGGTTTCAAATACTTGTCCCGCACCATTAATCTGAGCCCCTCTTCTTAATATACCACAATATCTTAAATCTTCTCTATCACCAAATGCTGGTACTGTTATCGAGAAATTAACTAACGCAACTGATGGTCTTTGTCCGGGGATTTTTAAACCATAAGTTTTAGCTATGTTAAAAATAGATGAACGTTGTTGTGCAAATTGTAATACAGTTTCTTGTATACTTCTATCTATATTAAATTGTAAGTTATCTGATACCGCAGCGTTTAAATCCAATAATGCGGAGAAAACCGAAGCATCATTGAAATTATCAATTAAATCAGGATAATATGTTCGAGTAAAGTTTATTAATTCAGTTCTTATTGACTGAAAATCCCTGGTTGTATATGATATTTTTTTATTCGCCATAATATTAAATATTGATAATTATAAAATCACTTGAGTTAAATGCTGTATCGGTAACCAAGTAATCTATTTTGATTTTCGCGGTATGTTCAGCTTGACTAATTCCTGGTACTGTAAAAACTCTTTCATTATTGTCGTTGATATATGTACCCTTATCTTCTTCACCTTCAGATGCCGGATTTATTGTTATATTTGTAACTGTAATGCCCGGTAAATATTCAGTAACTGAATCCCTTATTTCGGCTTCCAAATCAGAGAAAGTCGGTCCATCCATTGGTTCAAAAATGTATTCATATAATCTAGTACCAAAATCAGGTAAATAATATCTTGTACCTTTCCTTGTTAAGAGAAGGTGAATTAAGTTAGTTCTTACTTCCTCATCTGTTGTTTGAGATAAACTTAAATAGTTTCCAAGATATGAATCTCGGAATGGAAAGTTTATACCATATGTAAATCCATCTGCCATATTGATAAATATAATGTTTGAATTATTTCTATAAATACCATAAAACAAAAAATCACGACATAATGTCGTGATTCTTATTTTTTACGATGAACAACCGAAACAATCGAATGGTGAATCGTCAGGTTTTGTCTTTATTTGATCAACGTGAGGTAATGTTGGTGTTGTCCTTGGTTTGTCCATCTTAGATATGTCCATAGCCAAATGTTTGGCACCAGTTGATATTGCCTTAGTTCTAATATAATAACATAATGTCTTCAATCCTTTCTGCCAAGCGTGGAAATGTGATGATGTTATTTTTGTTAAGGTGGGATTACCCATATAGATATTCATTGATTGTGATTGGTCAATAAATGGACCTCTATCTGCCGCCATATCAATCAATTCCCTCTGTGATATCTCCCATATTGTTTTGTACTTCTTAATCAAGTGTTCAATTCTTTTAACTTTTTGATTGTACTTTTTATCTTCCGGATCAAGGTGGTTATTGAAGTTAATATTTTGTATCGAACCTTCGTTATATATAATTTCATTTTTCAAATCTTCACCCCATATTCCAAGTTTCTCAAAGTCAGCAATTAGATACTTGTTAACAATCGTAATCTCACCACCAACTACACGTCTATTGAATATTGCGGAATGGGCAGGTTCAGTCATCTCATATGAACCTGTAATCTTGGCGGAACTTGCAACTGGCATCTGAGCTGTAAACAATGAATTACATACACCATATTTGATTACACTATCTTTTAATAGTAACCACGGCCATCTACCTGATAAGTTATCCTCTGTCAATCCCCACATATCAAATTGGAATGTACCTTTTGACATTGGTGACCCTACAAAGAAATCATACGCTTTGTATTCACCACTTTTAACTAATTTATTACTCTCTTTAATCGCAGCATAATAAATTGTTTCAAAGATATCTTTATTAAGTTGTTTTGCCTCAGGTGATGTAAATTCATAATCCATTAGATAGAATACATCCGCTAATCCTTGTGTTCCAATCGCAATTGATCTTTGTTCTCTTCCACCCTTTTCACCTTTTGATGTTGAGTAGTTATTAATATCAATAACCTTGTTCAACGCTCTAACAACCTTTCTTGTTTCTCTATATAACAATTCAAAATCAAATGTACCATCTTTAACAAAGTTCTTTAATACCATTGAAGATAATGTACAGATTGCCGTTGTTTTCTCATCCGTATATTGATAGATTTCATTACAAAGGTTCGATTGTCTAATCACCCCAATGTTTTGATGGTTTGTCTTTTTGTTTGCATTATCTTTAGAACATAGATAAGGAACACCAGTCTCAATTTGAGCCTCAATTACCTTAGTCCACACATCTTGTGCTCTAACTTTTTTACCAATACCTAATTCAACCGCTTTGTTATAGACATGTTCATATTCATCCCCATACACTTCTTGCAACGCAGGTAATCCTGATTTCTTGATGTCGTTGGGACAAAATAAATACCAATCACTATCTTCCTTCACCGCTCTCATAAAGTTGTCAGGAATCCATAATGCAGTGAATAAATCCCTAGCTCTTAGTTCTTCAGCACCAGTATTCTTTTTGATGTCCAACAAGTCAAATATGTCTTTATGCCAAGGTTCTAAGTATATTGCAGCAGAACCTGGTCTTCTTCCTTGTTGATTAAAAAATCTTAACGATTCATTAACAATTTTAAGATATTTTAACAATCCACCAGCATATCCACCAGATGTACTCAATCTACTTTCTTTACTACGAATATTTGACATACAAAGTCCGATACCCGCGGCATCCGCTGAGTATGTTGATATGTCAGTCATTGTATTCAATAAACCTTCTCTACTATCATCATCATTGTAGTGTAATACACATGACGCTAATTGTGGAATCTTTGTTCCCGAATTAATCATGATTGGGGTTGCCGGAGATATAAGTTGATTTGATAAAGATTTGTAGTATTCAATAGCATCATCAAATGATTTTGTTACCCATAAAGCAACCCTCATATACATATGTTGGGGTCTTTCAACTGTAACACCTTCAGGAGTTTTCAACAAATACATTTCATACAATGAACGCCAAGCAAAGTAATCAAAGTTATAATCATTATCGTGATTAATAACCTCATCAATGTTTGATTCACCATATTGGTTAATTGTATTTATTAACTCTTCATTAACAATTCCAACACTAGCCAATGATTTCATTGTTTGACTAAAACTTTCATTGGTTTCTTTGTGATATGAGGATATTGCAACAGAGGAAGCCAACCTTGAATAATCGTGATGACTTCCAGTATATGACGCAGCAATCTCATAAATCAACTTATCCAATTGTTTTGTTGAGATTATACCCTCAGTTGGAACTGATGTGATTACCTTAATGAATATCTGATCTGAATTAACATTTAGGGTTTTACTTGCTCGTTTAATTCTTGTTTGTATTTTGGTGGGGTTAAAGGCGACAACCTCCCCATCTCTTTTTTGAATTCTTAATGACATAATTAATTTTTAAAAATCGTCTGTGAATGAAATAGTTTCGTTAAGTTTTGCTTTTTGATACTCCATAGTTCTTGATTCGAAGAAGTTACCTTTGGTTTCAATTGCAATTTGTTCCATAAACTTGAATGGTTGTTCAACATTAAATTGTTTACTACATCCAAATTTAACCAACAAACCATCAACAACAAATTCCAAGTATTGTTTCATTAAATTGGAATTCATTCCGATTAATGACACTGGTAGTGATTCTGTGATAAACTCTTTTTCAATTTCCAAAGCTGACAATAATATTTCCTTTATTCTTTTTTCACTTGGTTTGTTCTCAACGTGGTTGTTCAACAAGTGAATTGCGAAATCACAATGTAGGTTTTCATCTTTGAAAATCAATGAATTAGCATTACAAAGACCTTGCATAACCCCCCTTGATTTCAACCAAAATATTGAACAAAATGACCCTGAAAAGAATATCCCCTCAACCGCAGCAAACGCTACCAATCTTTCTTGGAAGGACGCTTTTTCAATCCAATCCAAAGCCCATTTGGCTTTTTTCTGAACCGCAGGTAATCTATCAATCGCATTGAAACATTCGTCCTTTTCCTTTGGACTGGATATATAAGTATCAATTAATAAAGAATACATTAAAGAATGGATATTTTCCATCATTAATTGAAATCCATAGAAAAATTTTGCTTCAGGGTATTGTACTTCACGGTAGAAGTTCTCAGCCAAGTTCTCATTGACAATACCATCAGATGCTGCGAAGAATGACAATATGTTCTTGATGAAGTATTGTTCGTTCTCAGACAAGTTCTGCCACTCTCTGATGTCACCTGTCAAGTCAACCTCTTCAGCCGTCCAAAAAGCCGCCTGATGTTGTTTATAGTATTCCCAAATGTCATTGTATTGGATGGGGAAAATCACAAAACGATTTGGATTTTCTGTTAATATTTTTTCAGTCATAATTTAAATACCTTGTTTTTGTTTTCTTTTTTCTAATAAATCTTTAATTCTCTGTCTATTGTTTTCTTCTTTTTGTTCTTCATGTCCTAAGAAAGTAACCGATGATTCTGTATCAATGTCCAACATACCATTATCAAACTTACAATTTTCGAAGATAATACCATCATCACCAATCCTTGATTTTGTTATAGCTATAGTTGCTAATTTCATCTCTTTCTGTTGTAATGTTTTAGCGACTGATATGATAACATGTCCAACTTGAGCCTTCTTAATAGAACCACCCATTTGATCCGTTGTTACCACCTCAGATGATATTGAACTTCTGTTACCTTGAGTTGCCGTCCATCCCGCCAAACTCAATTCATGACACATTGCCTCAAATGCTCTCATAACTGAACCTTCTGATTTCCATTCGTCACCCAAGTTCTTCTCAGGCACAACACAATCAATATAATCCAATAATATCATATCAATTTTAACACCCTCAGCAATCTTCTTTCTAACAAGATTTTTGATTTGACTCATTGTCATTGTATCAGATGGAAGTTTTTCCAAGATAAGTTGGTTTTCCATGGTATTTTCAATATGTCTAACCTTTTTGATAACTTCATCCTTTTTGTTTGACATATCATCAGGGTGAACTTTAGTCCACAAGGTAAAATGTTTTCTTTGAATAACCTTGGGATTATCCTCAAAAAATATTTGTAGAACATTATATCCCAAATTAAAACCATGGTTTGCTATTTTTGTTAGGAATGTTGATTTACCAACACCTGTTGGTGCAAGTACCACACCAATTTCCCCTTTAGCTAAACCACCTTTCAATAATTTATCAATACCGGGGATACCCATTGGAATTGGATGTCTGAAATCTTCATTCAATACATCATCCAAATTGGAGAATACATTTAACATCCCATCATCTCTAACACCTACTTGTAGAGCTTCTCTAATCATTTCTTCAAGGGTGTCATAGTTTTCAAATTCACCCCCATCAATTACTTTCTGAGCCTTGGTAATGGCTTTCTGTAATTCTTGTTGTTTACAGAATTTAAGTGCCTTTTCTTGAACAAACTCACCACCAGACAATTGAGCTTCTTTGATTTTTTTAATTGTATCAATAACAACCTTAACAACATTTTCTTGTTGGAATTCCGATTTAGCGATTTGCTCTAAGGTATCAAAAGTGGGAACACTGTCCCACTTTTGATTGTATTCTTTAATCATCTGTATGATGAGTTTAAAGTACTTGTTTTCGAAATAGTTTGGTTCTATAACATCAACAATCGACCTTGAAAAATTACTATCTAGAATTATTTGATTAAGTAGTTGTATCTGAAATGAACTTCCTAAGTAATCAAAATTTTTATTATTAGTCATAAATTTTAGGTGAGTTTTAGATAAATATTATACTAAAGTGCTATATCCCAAATATTCAAATGTTAAATCTTTATCTGAAAAAATGTCAGTAAGATCGTAAAGTACATTTTTTATTTGCTGGCGTATGTCTACGGTGTATCTTATTTTAGGTGGGTACAATTTTGCATCAATTTGTCTATGACAAATTGTCTTGTCATTTTGTTTTATGAAAATGTTAAAGTACTCAGGACCGTCTATAAAAGACGTATTCAAGATTGAAGGGTTATTTGTTATCTCATACTGATTCTCCAACAAATACGACACTGACTTCATTTTAAGTGAATACTGAATGTCTGAAACCAACCCATTCATATACTCCAACAATTCAACAGAATTTTTGGCTTTGGGGTTATAATCTCTTACATTGAAAAATCTTTGAACGATAATATTATCGTTTACCATCATAAGAAACTCAAGTTTCATTAAATCGTGTTGCTCTCTCATTTTTTTTAATTTTTAGTTTTAAAATTTTTTTTCTCTTTTCGTGTTAGTTTTAAAAATGGTTTTACAAAGTTAACCCAAGCGTCATCACCTTTCGGTAAAAATTTAAAGAAACCATCTTCCATCATCATTTTTATTAGGTTTCTATGTCCTCTACCTTCAGGGTCTAAAGTTTCTTTGTAATATAATTCTACAATCTCTTTTCCCTCATTACTAATCAAGGGGTTATCAAGATTAACAATTTTTTCATTAATTTCAAAATATTCCTGTCCATAAATTCCACTTTTTGTTTTACCTGATAAAAGGTTTTTGAGAACGGAATTGTTTTTATCTTCTTTTAATAATTCTTCAGCCTTATTCAAAACTTGTTCAACACTAATTTCATCCTCCAATAACTCCGGAAATAATTTAAATAAGGTTTTATCACCTAAATAATATATTCCATCAATATTATCTGATTTATCACCCGCCAAAACTTTATAGGTTTTAATATTGTAATGAGGTACCCAGTATTCTTGTACCTTGATTCTATCACCCTTTTTATACGTTTGTTTTATCCTTGGTGAGTATATCGATACATTGTCCGATATAAGTTGTGTCAAGTCCATATCACCTGAGAATATGGTTATTTTCTCATTAGTCGCTATATGACAATAATGAGCAATCAAATCATCAGCTTCATTATTTCCAATATCAACTTGTCTTACAAACATTTCTTCCAAATATTGTTTGACTCTTTGTTTTTGGTAACTGAAAGATTCGTCCTTCGGTTCGTCAGGTACTTTGTTACGATTTTCTTTATATTGTGGATAGATTAATTTTCTTGCGGATGAGTTACCCTCACCATCCCAAAAAACAATTACCTTATCAAAGTTTTGTTCCTCAATAAATCGTCTAATTGTATTCAAGAAATGCCATATCCCACCAATATGTTTTCCGTTGTGGTAATAATCTTTTACACCATGGAAGCCTATTTTAAGGAGGTTGTTTGCGTCAATTATTAACGTTTTATTCATTTAATTAATAATTCATGATTAACAATTCTGTTCCTTTCGTTTGTTCTTTACCCTTTTTAGCCGCAGCCGCTTTGGCGAATTCTTTTGATTCCCATTTGTATTCATCTTTAGGAAACCATTGACTAAGTAAATCAAAGTCATAATAAGATAGACTGAATTTACCTTCCATTTCTTTTAAAACATTTGCCAATCTCTCGTGGTCATTTCTGTCAAAATCGTGATTAGAGTAATAATTCTCAGTTTTCCAATAAGGAGGGTCAGTGTAGAAATAAGTCTTTGGAGAATCGTATTTATTGATAACATCAGCAAAGTCCATATTCTCAACATTGGTGATTTTCAAGAAGTGTTCAACCCAATCAGGTTTACTCAACTTATCTCTGAATGTAAGATACTTTGATTTATACTTACCTTTCAAATCAATGAATGAACTTGTTTCAGGTTTAGAACCACTGAATACTTGCGTCAACACATAGACATATTTTGCTGCTGTTGAATAATCAGGTGTTTCGACTTTAAAACCTTCATTGAATATTTCAGATTGGAACAGGTTGAATTGTTCTTTAAATACTTGTGGGGTGTCACTAACGCCAAACTGTTGACAAGGTATTGATTCAATATGTTTCAATAGTTCAGATGGGTTCTGAATACATTTAAATAAGTTATAATTTAAAGGGTTGAAGTCGTTATAGACAACATTCTTCAGGTTTGGGTATTCTTTCAAATCCATGTTGAAGAATACCCAATACATTCCTGAGAAAGGTTCTACATACGTTTCTGTGTCTTTTGGAATGAATGGTACAATCCATTTTCCGATTTTTGATTTGCCACCGATATAAGAAAGCATGTGCGTTTTTTTTACAAATGTAATATAAATTTTTTAATCTTCATAAGAAATATCATTGATTTCAGATACAGTCTCATCTAAAGTAATCTCACCAGTTCCACTCAATATTGCGTTCCAATATTGTGAATATTCTTTTTTGTATTTCTCCAACGCTTCCTTTGTATCGGATATATAACCTTGTGGTACTGCTATGATTTTACCATCTTTGTAAGCAATACCATTTACATGATTTTTAAGTATAGAAATTTTAGTTCTAACAGCGTAAGAAACTGTTCTTCCATTTTTCGTTGCTGTAATGTGGTTAATACCATTATCCACTTCATTACCAAAAAGAAATACTAATGATGCTGCTAGCCATAAAGCTTCACCACCTTTAGCTTTAATTTTTGGTTGTCCAAAAGGATTTGAGGGTAATTGAACCCAAGGTTGGTTGATTACAACCATAGTATTATAATACGGATAATCTTCTTTCTTTGATTTCGTAATTCTTGAATGAATACCCATTCCAACCTTATCAGCTAAAGCCGCCGCATTGTGCATTTTTCCACCTTTACCTTCAAAAGTCATTTGACATGGTAATGAACCAACACTATCCCATAAAATAAGTAAGTTATAAGGTAACTCACCTTTTTCTTGAGCGTCTAACAAATTATTTATATATTCAGTAGCTTGTTCAATATAATCAAAACTATCGTTGAATATAAAGTCCCCATCCCATGTTCCATCTTCTGTTTGTTCAGCTTCTAATCCTAATTCAACTGCGTGTGGCCAATTCCACTTTTTTTCGGTAATAATAAACACAGGAAGATGTCCTCTTTTTTGTGCATCAGCCGCAGCTAAAATCATTGCAGTAGTTTTCGAAGTATTCGTATGCCCTAAAAAGATGTTAATCCCACCCATAACAGGTCCTGGTAATCCACAAGCATCCATGAACGATTCTCCACAATTGTAGAAACTTTCCGTCTTATATTTTGTTTTTGTTGAAAATTTGGACTTAATAGAATCCAAACTAATTTCTTTTTTCTTTATTGCCATTGTTATAATCGTTTAATAATTTTTGATAATCTTTTTTCCATTTTGGTTTTAATTCTATTTCACCTGTTGGTATTTTACCTTTCCTTCTTTCATTTTCAATATATTGTGAATGTCTTACAATGACATTAGGTCTTTCTGGTGAATCAGTTCCCATCCCACTCATATGATAATCTCTTCCTCCCCACATGTAAAACCACGATACTTCATTGTCAGGTGGTGACGCTTTAACAATTTTGTTAGACATTCTCATAATGTTATGAACAAATGTCGCATCATATCCGGCATTC